TACAATTGCTGTTTTTTTATCCATGTAATGACTTAAAAATTCTGGAAATGTACCAACAAAATTTTCATCAATTGCTCTCATATATGCTGATCTTAAAACTTCTGGTAATGCAAAACCACCAGCACCACACACAACAGGTGTAGCAGGTGCAGATGTACCAGCACTACCTACTAATGCTGCACCTGCTGCCGCAAAACAACCAGCAGCCATAAAAGGTAAATCATTTACTAATGTTACAGCAGCAGAAATAACATCTTTATCAAATCTTTGATCTTGATACATAAACACTTTTTCTATAGCTGCTTTTGGATCAGCTTTGGGGTCATCAATAAATACTTGATAATATCTATCTATTACACCATTTACAGATTGTTCGTATCCATTTGTAAATACGTTATAATAACCTTTACCACCTGTTTTATTTAAGAAAAAATCTCCTGCTTTTGTTAATATGTTTTTTTTATCATCTGGTTTACTTTCTGAACCCCAATAAGCTAATTGTGCTGTTTCATAATCATAATTTTCAGTACCCCATTTACTAAAATATTTATCTGTTCTATCTCTTAATTTTTGATTATCACGAAGTACATATTCTTGTCCTACACCTGCTTCTATATCTTCTACTTTTTTATAATCACCATGATGATATTCAATATACAATTTTTTCATTGCATCAACATCACCTTTAGCAATAGCTTTAATTAAAGCATCTGAACCAGCACGATTGTATTTTTCACTTCTAGGTATTTCTAAAAAATTAGCTAACGCTAAAGCTTTTTGTTCATCTGGAGATAATCTTGTAGGGTCTTGATGTTTTAATGCTTCTGAAATCCAAACAGGTATTTCAAAATTTTTATTCATTCTTCTGTTAATATTTATAAATCTATTTATTGCAGTTGGAAAACTTGTTTTTCTAAATTGAAACAGGCCAGCAGCACTACCATCTGCATTGTAAATATTTTTATTATCACTTTCTAATGCTGAAACAAATGACATAAATTCATTAAGATACATATTATCCATATCATTAAATCCATAATTTTGTTTAGTATATTCTAATAATGCTAAAGTATTATTGCCTGTTGTAAATGCTGTGTGTAATACATTTATTGGTTCATTAAATTTTCTTTCTTCTTCTGCTTCTGTATATTGTTTATCAAAAACATATCTACCTGTTTCTTCATTATAGCCTTGATTGCCACCTATAATATCTTTAGCGTGTAAACCTTTTATTGTTTTTTGTTGTTCATCATTTAATGCACTTTCTGCTAAAGATAAAGGTTGAGATTTTAATTTTGATGAATCATATACAACATTTGGATAATAATTTTCCATATAATTATCCATAAAACCAATTCTACCTTCTTCATCTTCTTTAAACAATTTATATGCTTCATCTATTTTGTTTGTAATTTCAACTTTGTTTTCATCTTTTAATAATTCAAATGTAGTGTTTTTAATATTGTATTTGCCATCAGTTGTTTTATTAGATTGAATTGTATCTTGTGTTTCAATGTCTGATATTTTCATTAAAGAAGTTTTTTTACCTAAAGTAGTTTCATTATTTGTAATAGCAGTAGTATCTTCTTGCATATCAGTTTCAGATAATGCTTTACTGTTAGTTTCAGTAATTCCGTAAGATTTGTAAATTTCGTTTTTAGTAAAACCACCTTTTTCTAATAAAGGTACTTGCATATCTACGTAGGATTTAATTGTGTCGTTATCAAATCCAGCTTGTGATAATTGTAAAGCTGTTAGTTTCATAGTTATTCAAATTCTGGTGTTAAAAATAAATCTGATATATCTAATGTTTCTATATTTGTTCCTGTAATAACACTAGGTAAATTGTCATTTCTTTTAATTAATTTTTTAGCACGTTTAACATAATCAAGAACACCCTCTCCATCTAATCTAGGCGGCATAACCATATTTGCATTTGCAGGTGTTTTCTTTGCAAAATATTCTGCTGGCATAATGTAAAAAGTTTTATCTGTTGCTGTTGTTCCTTGTATTCCATCTATTTTAGATTGTAATTCTTGTAATCTAGCAGTATCCATAGTGCCTTTGTAAGATGAAATTAAATCATTTAAAATATAATTAGGATGCCTTTGATTAACTAACATATTTTCATACGTAAATCCTTTACGTTCACCTTCAGAAAGTAATCTAAACATATTGTTCATTGCGTTATAAGATTCTTGTGTCATTTTACCACTAGATAATGCATTAGTAATAGCATTTAATCTTTCTGCTGGTGCTAGTGTGTTAATACTTGTTAGTAATTGTAAAACATCTTCACCTGCTCCTATTTCTTTCATAAGCATAGAAGTTGCTCTTGTAGTTAAATCTTTTTTGTAAACATTTCTATCTTTAGTTAATGACATACTTTTTTCATATAATGACATTGCTTTTTCTGGTTTAATTAAACTTTTACCCATTAAATCCCAAAGCACTTCTCTTTCTGCTTCTGTATCCATAGCACCAGAACCAACTAAAAACGTAGCAATTGTTAATGCTTGTTGTCCTTCAACACTATCAAAAGTAGCTGTGCCTGCTTTTAAATTTTTTAAACTTGATAAATAAGCATTTTTGTATTTTAATTTTGTAGCAGGTAATAAATTAGATGCATCTAAATCATTTAAAAAACTTTTAGATTGTTCCATTGCTTCTGGATTACCACTTTCTAATCCAATAAGTGTACTAACAAAATCAGTTTTAACTTGTCTATCTTTTTCTTCTTTTTGATTTGTATGTAAACTATCTTGATTAGTATAACTGTCTGTTGCTTGTTTAATTAATGCTTGTCTTATATCATCATCAACAGTTAATTCATTATTATCAAGATCATACATTTTAAAATTTTTATCTCTTAATCTTGATGTAACATTATTCCAATCTACTTCTTGACTTCCATTAGGTGACATTATTAACAAACCATTAGTAGCTTGTAACATTCCATATTTATTATTTGTATAATCTTTTGTTTCTTGTTTAACTGCTCCAAACTTTTCTTGGTCAAACATATTAGTTTCTAAATTTTTCTTTAAATGTAATTCTGTATATAGTTCAAATTGTGATTTAATTTGTGGTAATGAAGTAGAATTTTCTATAGATGTTTTATAGGCAATATTTGCTTCTAAAAAAGCATGACCTGCATTTTTAAGTTTTTGATTAGTAATTTTTTTAGCAACTGCGTTTCTACCTTCAAACATTTTTTGATAAAATAAAGGTTGATATTCTTTCCAAGTTTGCTCATCTAAACTACTTTTAAATTTTTTTTCTGCTGCTAATGACATTTTTTCATAATCCATTGCCCAATTATCTGGAGTTAAAAAATCTTCTCTTGTATCTAAAGATGTTTCAAATTGAGTTGTTTCTCCAAAAAACATAGATGATGATAAATCTTTATTAGTATTAATATCTAATCTTCTCATTTTTGCATCATGGGCATTTTTCATAGCACCATATTGTGTAGCTTTTTCTAAAGCTATTTTTCCAATTTCAGCAATAGCACCACCTTCTTGAACACCAGTAGTTAATGTTCTGCTACTTCTAACACTTCCAACATTTGAATCACTTGTATATCTAGGCAGTTTCATATGTAATCCTATATCTAGCAGGTGTAAAATTTACTTTCATTGTTGTTCCTTTTTCATTTGTTTTATCTGTCCATGCATTAAATTCTTTAGTAGAAGGTTCTGTTCTTGAAAACCCTTCAAATATTTTTTCTACACCATCCCATACTTTAATTAAATATATCATCCTGATTGAGCCGTTTTATTTCCATAATTATAATTAGTTGCACTACTTGCACCAGATAACAATGTTCCTGCCATTTTATATTTTTGTGCTGTAAGTAGTCCAGTAAGTTCTGCATTACTAGCAGCTTTTTGTGTAAAAAATCTTTTTTCTAAAAACCACATATCATTTTCAAATTCTTCAAAATCTGCATTAGCAACAATTAAAGGTGAACCGCTAAATGTAGCACCACTAGCACCAACAGCTGCTCTTTGTTTACTCATTAATTTTGCTTGTGCTTTTAATTGTTTTTGTTTTTCATATTGAAAAGACAATTCATTTTCATAATTTTGCCAAGCAGCATTGTTTTTCATAGTTTTCATTTGTTGACGTTGACCCATCAACGTAACTGCTGTGCTTGCTGCCATTGCGGCTAATACTTGCCATGCCATAATATGTCTTCCTTAATCTGTTGTAGCCAAAGTTCCAGTAATTCCTAATACTGTCATTGGCAATGGTTGTTCTTGTAAAATTTCTATTTGTCCGTCACGATCCCATCCTAAATTAATTACTCTTTTATCTCCAGTAAATTCTGCAATGTTTTGACCCATTGGTGTAGATGATGTTCTAAAAGGTAACTGATCGCCATTAATTTTAATTCCTACTGTTTTTAATAATCTTACCATAACTTCATTATATCTTTTTTTACGCCCTTGTGCAGTACCAGCTTGTGAACCTGCTTCTACTCTTAAAGTTTTTATTTTAGACGCATATCCTAAACCAATTTCAATACTTTTAAAACTAGCTTTTGAAGGTAAAGTTACTGTAATTGATCCACCTGTTACTGTTTGGTTTGGAAATACAGCGTCACCTACTAAAACTTGTACACTTTCACCTTCTAAATGATTTAAACCAGTAACAACTGTTGTTCCATCATTTACTAAAGCAGATAACGTACTATCCATATTTAAAGTTGGATCAAGATATTCTACATATTGTACTATATTTTCATTAATTCTTCTACGTGTAATTACCCAAGTTTGATTTTCTGATGCTTTTGATATTGAAGAAACACTTTTAACTTGTGCTATTGCAGTTAAAGTATGACTTGCTCCTACTCCATCAGCTATTTGTAATATAGTTCTATCTATAGCTTGTTTGTATGTACTAGCTAATTCAAGTTTATCAGCATCTATTTTATAAATAAAATATGTTTGACCTTCTTCTAAACCAGCTATTTTTGTTCCTCCGCCAGCACTATAAACAATTTCATCACCTGTACTTAAACCGTGTGCTGTAATTGTAATAAATCCATTAAAATTAGCATCATTTAAATAATCTGTTACGCCAGATGCTCCATTAAAAGTAAGTTTATAAGAACCACCTAAAATATTTCTACTCCATGCAACTACATCTTCTTCTCTTTGATAAGTTAATGCTAACAAAGTACCATCATCTCTTACTGCCCAATAAATACTAAAAGGTTCTTGTGCATAATCAACATCAATAATTCCTGTTCCTGTTATATGATCTGCAAGTAAAGTCATGTCTGGTGCAAGATATGCATCATCTTCAAATCTATAAGAAAATTCTCTAATTTTTTTTCTTTGTCTTTGTAAAAATAATATTGAGTTACCAATTTGAATTGGTTGTGTAGTATAACCACCATAAGTAGTTTGTTGTGTAATTTGTACGTTATCGGGTTGTAAAGGCTCACCTGCTGGTTTACCTACTTTAAATTCACCTCCAGCAGTACCAACAATTAAATCTCTAGCAGGTGCTAACCATCTAATTACATTTACTTTGTTTGCAGCAATAGTATAGATAAATCCATCTGCTGCACTACCATCTCCTGCATCAAAATTTTCATACAAACCAGATTGTGAAGCCCATATTGTTTGAGGATAATATGTACTACCTCCAAATACTAATCTTTGTTCAAAAAATGATACTGTTCTAGGATAACCTGTTGTTGCAGACCAAGAACCTAATTGCCATTCTGTTATTGCATTAGAATTTGTAAAAGCTTTAGTAACTGTTGCAACTACTACTGTAGAGTTTGTTCTAGATGTAATTTTAGCTTCTCCACTATTAAATTTTAATATTCTACCTACATCACTTGTCAACCATCCTTGACCATCATTTATTCCAGTTACAGCAGATGCAGTTATATTTCTTGATCCAGTTGATGCAGAAGAAGGAGTTAAAGTAGTTGTTGTTGTATTAACATCCAAATAAGGGCCATTAGTAAATGCAACGTCTGCTAATGTCCATGATGTATGACCTGTTCTAGATAATTTTCTAGGTGGTATTGATTCTTGTACAATATACATAACGTCAGCAGATTGTGTAAATTGTAAATCATATAACATAGCCTCTGTAAAAGTAGTTGATATTTCATAAACTTTAGATGCAGTTCCACCAGAACTGTAAGCATCATAATTTGATGAATTTTCACCTGTTAATGCAAATGTATTAGTTGTAGAACTTGCAACTGTAAATCTTCTTCCATTAAGTCTAGTCATTCCTACTATTCCAGCAATCCAAACATGATCTCCGTTTGAATACCCATGACTATTTGATGTTACTACAGCAGGATTAGCTTTTGTAACTGCACTTATTGTTTTTGCTGTTTCTGTTATTTGACCATTGTCTTTAAAAAATCTAATATAATTATTTCCAAATTCTAAAATGTAAGATTGTTCTATGTTAAATTCAAACGGAATTAATCTTGTAGTTTTACTGCTATCTTTTACTTCTGCAACAAATCTACTTCCATATCTTCTTGATGCTCCTCCTTGTGGAAATACTGTCATGTTTTCCATAAGTTCAACGCCATTATTATATTTTTTAAAATCAACTTGGCCTGCAAGTTTAGGTGTTAATTCACCAGCAGTAAAATTAGTTTGAAATGGATGTACTCTAGCCATTATTTTCTAAAGTCCGTAAATGTATCAGAAACAAGATCGTCTATAAAACCCTCTTGTCCATCAATACTACGTGCTTCAGAAAGTTTATTTAAATAAAGTTTTGACATATCTGCTTGTACTTTGGGAGAGTTAGTTACTGGATATGCTAAATCTGCTGCTAGTTTTGAAGTTAAAGTATCCACAAACATACTATCAAATAAAATTGTATTTGTAATTTGTGATATATACAAAATTTTAGCTGTAGATTCATCTGTTAATAATACTCTACCATGAGTAGGTTCATTTTCTATTTTAAAAATATAATCTGGATGTTCCATTGATAATACTCTCATACAATCAGATGGTATTGCATATTGATATGCAAATCCATAAGCAGGTTTTGTTGTTAATTGTGCTAATGATGTTCTTGTAATTGCAAAGTTCCAAGAATGTGATCTTAAAACTGCATCTCTTGCATCTGTATAAAATGCGTTACAAAGTCTTGCTCTTTCAGTATCATCTGTCAAAGATGTAATAGGATCATCTCCTAATCTTCTTAATGCATTTGAACAAATTGATACTTCTGTAGCCATAATTTTTTATTTTTATATGTAAAAGGGGCGAGTATAAATCGCCCCCAATATTTTTGTTATTAGTCTACTATGTAAGTAATTACACCAGCAACATCATCACTATCTGCTAAAGCAGCAATGCTTTTGATAGTGATAACAACTCCATCTCTACTATGAAAAGTATGATTACCACCAAGCAGTTTACCTGCGGCAGTATTACTTTCCATTGTAAAATAACCAGCAGTATCAACGTCAAGTCCATCAACCATACCATCAACGTCAAGAGCAACTGCTGCTCCATCTACTGATGTATATGCTTGGTTTCCAATATCAATTGTTGCTGAACCAGCAACGATATTGCAATAAAATCTAGATAAACCACCTATGATTTTAACTTTTCCTGCTGGGAGTTTTCCCAACACGATCATTGATCCTGCATCACCGACACCATCTTGATTAAAAGTAAAACTTAAAGTTCTTAATTTACCTTTATCATTTACTGCGTCAGCAGTTACAAGAGGAGTAGCTATTGTGTTAGCGTATTCTGTACTATTTTGTGTTGTTACAGCCATGTCTATATACTCCTATTACTCTGTACAAGCAATTTCAACCATTTTTTCGTCTTCTACTCTCGTAGCTCCGATAGTCATGGATAAAAATACTTGTGTTGCATAGTTCTTATCTGCTCTTTCAGATATCTTTGTAGATATATCTGATCCAACAGCAAGACCTAATGCTGATTGATTGAATGCTAATACTGCTCTATTGCCATCTGCATCTGTTCCTAGTCTTTCAGTTCTGATAAACTTGAAACCCATGAAAGTGTCAATTTGACCTTGTACTAACGCTTTTACTGAATTAAAATCAGCAGAAGTAATTTGAGTAATTGCTAGCAAATCAGAAATTTGACCTGCTGTACATACAACAAATTTTTGTTCGTCTGGATCAGTTTCAGCCGCATCTAAAATTTCTTTAGCAGAAATTAATTTTGCTACTGATAATCCAGCTGAACCATGAACAACTTTTTGTGCTGCTGGTAGAGCAATTGTTGTTCCACCTGCTACTCCGCCAAGTGCATTGCCTGTAGCTGCCGCAATAATTGCGTCATCCATTGCTCTGCCCATTGCGAAAGCACCCGCTTGTGCATATTCAGATTGTGGAGATATAAGCATTCTTACTTTATCTTCTTGGTCAATCAAATCTGCCCAATCGTAATCGTTCATTGTAACTTTTCTTCTACTATGGGGAGTATCTACTCTCGGAGTATCAGAATGTCTGCTTGTTCTTAATTGTGCCGCAGTTGACCCAATTCTTTCAAAAAAATGTGATTTTCCTGTTACTGTTTCAGTTTTAACCGCACTTCTTAATCTAGAACCTTTTTGTTGAGCCAAATGAAACACGTTACTCTTGTATTGTTCTACAAAAGCTGTTGTTATTTGTGTTGACATTTGTTTTAGTCCTTATTTAAAAGTTAGAAATAGGGGGAGTAATAAAAATTATTAATCCATATTCCATAAATCGGTCTTTATCCTTGCGGGAAACCTTATCGTAAACGATACGATCATATCGGAAGTTTAAAGCCAATCATGGCTACTTCTTCGTTTTCCTAAAAAGGGCGAATTAGATTTTGTTAGTATAACACAAATTTAACTTATTTGCCAAATCTTTTCTCATGTAGTTGACGCATATATTCAACTCTTTGTGAATTTTCTCTATGAGATTGATCGTGATAAGGGTCATCTGGATTATTAAATATTGCATCTATTTCAGCTTGTGCATCTAACGGTGAAGTAGCTAAAGTATTATGTTGTGTATTTTTAGCCATATCTTCTGTTACTTCTGCACCTAATCTAGCAAACATTTTTACTACAGCAGGATTGTTACCAGCTTCCGTATTCATTAATTCTCTAATTTCATCATCACCATAAACATCTAATGCTCTTTGTGCGGCTCTTACATTTTTATCATATTCATAGCCCCATTCTTTTTTTAAAGTATTTTCTGTTTCTTCTCTTTGTACTGCAACTTTACTTGGTTCAGTAGAAAGTTGATTGTCAATAGATTTCATTTGAAAATCCATTATTGCTTTTACTTGATCGTTATTTAAACCAATTTGATGTGCTACATTTTTAAATTGTTTAACATCATCATCTTGAAAATAAGATTTATGAGTATCTGGTATATTAATTTCATATTGTTCAGAATTTTCTGGTCTGCCTAATTTACTATACAATTCAGATTTTTCTTCATCTGTTTTAGGTATTGGTATTCTACTACCTAATACTTTTTGTTGATGTACTACTGTTTTAGCAAGACTTTCAACATCTTTAAAATTTTGTAAAGTAGCATCATTTTTAAGTTCATCTGGTAATGATGATTTCCAATCTCCATTATCATTAGTTGCTCCTAAAACTGTTCCAGAACTGGTAGGAGTTATTGCTGTTTCATTTTCAAAAGATTTATCTATTTCGTTACTTAATGTTTCATTTGACATTTTTATTTTCCTTCATTAGATTTATTACTCTGATTAATACCGATCTTTGTCCTTCACGGTATGCTGTTTCATAAGGGTTATTTGAATATGAACTCCTATGATAATAAGCAGATTTTAAATCTGCTAATACTGTTTCACCTTCTTTAGATGCAAACGTAATATTATATTGTGCTTTTAATTCTTTTAAATCGTCTTTTTCATTCGCCATATTAACCTGTCATATCAGACATACCCATATCATCAGCCATATTATCCATAGCTGTCTGTACGTTAGGGTCTGCTAGTTTTTTAGTAGCATCAGCTGATGTATTCATTGCTTGTGCTTCTTGTTGTGCTTGTTGAGCCATTTGTGCTTGTTGTTGTGCTTCTGCTGCCGCTGCTCTTATTTCTTCTACCTGTTCTGAACTTCTTAAAACAGTTTTAGGTACTCCTAATAATCTTGCTCTCATTCTAATAGCTTCATCATGGTCTATGTTATCCATAATTGATGGATCAACTTGTCCAATGTTCATTGCTAATGTATATAATCTTTCAATAGCAACTGCTTCTTCCATTCTTTGAGAACGTGCTAAAGGCCCAACATATTCAATATCTATTTTACTGTCGCCAATAATTTCTGGTGCATCTTTAAAAGCACCTGCTCTAAACATAATTCCAAATACTCTTTCAATTAATGGATTTAAAAATTCAGTTTGGAAACGACCTAATGTTGGCCCAAGTAATCTTTGCATAAGTTCGTATCTAACTTGAACTTCTGTTGCTGTCATTTGTGGGCCATCTTGTAATTGTAATTGATCTGAATAATATGCTTGTCTAATAGCAGTTCTTAATTGGC